GTCGATCCCGCGGGAGCTTCGCCTTCGCTTGCTGCTACAGCATCGTCGGCGTTGGCCTTGCGGTCCTCTTCGAGAATATCGTCGAGTTCGCTCATTACGACAGAAACCCGCCGACCATATTGACGACACCACTCTTGGTCGCGTTCTGGCTAGCAGCATTGTCTTTCGCTGCCTGGACGCCACCCGTAGCGGCCTGCGTACCGATACCCATGGCCTGCAGCTGAGCTTGCAGCTCGTCATGGGTCAGACCGTTGTACGAGTTCAGGTTATTGGTATTGGTCTGCTGCTGGAGCTGGGCCTGGTCGGTGGCGATCGACTGGTCTTGCGTGCGTGTACCTGTCAGAGCGGAACTCAAGGCGTTGCGTGCGGCTGCCTGCTCATTCGCGCGAAGGATCGCGGTGTTGGCGTTGTTCGCGTCGTTGACGGTCGCTGCTCCTTCATTCGCAGCGGCAAGAGCGCCACCAGCAGAGTGACCTTTCAGCGTCGCGGCAAGGGCATACTGAGAGGCGACGTCAGCGCCTGCTTGCTTCTTCGCCTGGATTTCTGCAGCCGAAGGAGCGGTACCGTTGGCAGCCGAAGTCAGCGCCTTGAGCTGCTGGAGCTGCTGGTCACGGATTTGATTCGGGTTGGTCTGATCGATCTTGACCTGAGTCTGGTAAGCCGGGGCATCTCCACCGATAGCCTGCCGCTGCTGACGAAGCTGCTCAGCGGTACCGAAGTCGGCGTCCTGCGCTTGGTGCACCGGTGTGAGATCAACTTGTGCCGGGCTGGTGAGACCACCAAGCATCGGACCGACTATCGGAAGGCCCGATACCGCGCCTCCGAGCTGGGGGCCAAGAATATTGGGCCCCTGAGTCGTGCCCGTCGTACTGGTGGGAATCTGACCGGGGGCGAGCTGGGTGTTGCTGGGTGCGGTGGTCCCTGGCGTGTTCCCGTTCGTGTTCGTGGGTTTGCGCCCGAAGAGCGCGTCACCAAACCCCTCTTGGCCGCTGGTATCATCGTTACTCATCACAGACGCGCCGACAAGCGGCTAGCTTGAGGACGTCGGACCGTTGGACGGGGAGACTCTACGGAGCCCCTTCTTGGAGGCGACTCGGACAGTAAATCCGTTGATCAGCGGACCAGGTCCCGCAGAGCGCTCCTGTAGGGATACGCGGAAAGCCGACATGGTGTCGATTTTCGGATGCTGCTGCCAATCCCAGAGAACCCCGGGTCTAAATGTGTCCGTGCTGGCTGGACTGGTGATGTCGAAGTCACGATAGAGAGTAGAGGTCAGGTTTGAGTTGCTGGTGTCGACGAGCTTGCCCATGCCCTGGAGCCACCGGACGCGCTGAAAGCCACCCGGGCCCGCTGCCTGAATCCAAGGTGAATCGACCTGGTAGGTGTACGTCGCGCCGTTGTCCGTGTAGGAGCTGGCGCCAGTGTCCTCAAGCATTCTCTGGTTACTCGAAAGCGCCACAACACCAGCGCCGTTCCAAGAGGTGGCGGCGACGATCGAACCCGAAAACAAATACTGAAACACCGACCACATACCTGAGACGAGGTCGAACACCAGGCAGCGGCCAGACGACGAGTAGAACCGAAGCTGTGACTGTTCAGGGATGGCGACCGATGCGACAATTTGGTCATTGTTGTAACGTTCGACCGCCTTGCCGATGTACTCGACGGACAGCCCGCGATCCACCATGTAGTAACCCGCACGCTTCGATGTCGAGCGGAAGACGAGGCCCTCTTTGAAGGTGACGATCGACTGGGGGTTAGTCGTCCCTATACCCTCGCCGATTCTGCGGACGTCGTACGTCGCACCCTGCCCCAAGGCGTTAGGCCCTTCCCCCACGACCTGATAAATCACGTCTGGACGGAAGACCACTAGCTCGTCGTTGCACTCGGCTAGGACAGGAGGTGTCTCAGCCGTGTCGTTCAGCGTGAGAATCAGCCCCTCATTGAACTTCGGAAACTCATCGGTCGGGATGGTGTCTGAGTACCAGATCTCGCGAGGGTTGTCGGTCGATGCACCCCACAGCCTTTGATCGTGCCGAGCCCACGAGCTGATTCCAGGGAGGGGCGAGTTGTCGATGACTCCGCCGGTCGTATAGAGCAGCTCACCGACACCTTGGGCTAGATCGGAGTCGCCATCCAGCAGCGTGACGGCGTCGGCGGTCGGGTCATTCAGGACCGAGCCGACATACTTAAAGTTCTCGGTCGGGTCGGCGACCTGGGTTCGGTAGACTTCGATCGTGATGCCCTGACCGACAAGCCACCCCGACGTACGGGCGCACGGGATGCGGAGAGACACGGCGTTGTGTCCTGTGGTGATGGTGATGCGACCGGGGCTAAAGCCCAGCACGTCGACGAGAGACGGCTTCGATCGCAAGACGCGGTTTCCGGCTGTGTACCGGTAGACGCAGCGGTATCGGTACTCGCCAAGAGAAAGGCCGGTGCCGCCGCTCGTCGTCTGAGTCAGAGTCGGCGGCTCGGGATACATCGAAAACCCGAAGTCGCTGGCGGTCGTGCCGTCGAAGCACATCGGGGAGGCGCCCGGGACAAAGAGGCTGTCGGCTACCTCGACGGGCTTGCCGGCTGTGCCATCGAAGGAGAACGCCACGAGGTCAACGCCAGTGTCGGCGAGATCGCCGGTGTAGTTCTGAGTGGCGCGAGTGATTTTGACGAAGCTGGCGACGTAGTTGCCGAACTGGTCCAGCTCGAAAGACGAGATATAGCCGGGCCTTGCCACTTGACCGGCACCGTTCCAGACCGCTACCCGGGCCAGAGGGGCACGGGGCGGAGACAGGATGTCACTGTTGGACGCGGGGATGCGGAAGAGGAAATACGTCGATTGAGTGACACTCTCGTAAGAGAACAGGGCGAAGTAGTCGGACCCGTATTTGATCGTGCGCGAAGCAAGGCCCACACCCCTAAGCCACTCGCTGGTCAAAATGCCTCCGCCGCCGACGTTACGGATGGCGACTTTCGTACGGGCGTTGAATATCTGAGGAGAGGTGGCTTCGGTGTACGCGAGGGAGTAGGCCACGACGTATTCACCGGTGCCGTTATTCGAGATCGTGTGACCAGCGACTCCGATCAAGGCGGTCGAAGCCGTCGAAGCATCGAGGACATAGGTATTTGACGGGTTGCCGCCAGCGGCGCCTAAACCCGACTGGACGGAGAGACCGCCGGAGCCGTTCGTAATGATCGAGATGAGACCCGCGCCGGAGTGGTCCCGAACCCACGCGTGGATTGTCGAATTGATCGAGGCTCCGGCTGCCGTCGTGATCTCGAAGAAGGCGGAAGCCCCAATCGATGGGTCGAAGTTGATCCTCTGGAGCTTCGAGGCGTTGTCACGGACCGCGGCGTAGACCAACGTTCCGTCTGTGAAAATGTCGTAGCGGGCAGCTGCAGTAGCGAGAACCGTGGGCGTGAAAATAAAGGTGCTCGCCGCAAATGTCGCGGTGTTGATCCTGCGGCATTCCAGCTTCGTGGCGGACGTCGAGATATAGTAGAAACACGCGTACCCGGCACAAACCACAACCCTGGGCATCTTTGCGTTTGTGACCGTGGTCTCCCACAGTTTGCGGCCCTTATCGTCCAGGACGCGCATCCGGACGCTTGTGCCGACTTCGTACGTCGTGAAGTTGAAGCCGTTGTACGGGTAGGAATCTGGGACGGCTGTTCCGATGTACACGCCGTCAGTGGTGTCGTAGCTGACCGACCCTGAGTCAACCGTCTCAACCGGCGTGCGAGAGAACTGGATTGGCCCCCGCACACCCGCCCTCATCGCGGCCTGGTTGCTATTGTCGTTATTGGCCCATGCACTGGCGTCTTGGGAGTAGATGCAGAGCGGAAAGGCACCGACACGAGACAGGGAGACGAGGGAGCCCTTATAGTTGGCCAGCTGCCACGTAATGGGGATCGACGTCCCACCAGTGACCGCGCCACCCGGCATTAGGATCGAGCCGTAGCGCTTGCGAATCTGGCCCGTGGTCGTAGAGAAGGCGTTGATGAGTTCCAGCGCCGAACCGTCGACGAGCACAAGACGATCGTCTAGGTCGGTGTGGAGACCGGCACCAAGGGGGACGTATAAGTTGGTGTCGATCAGCGCCATTTACGACACCCGAAAGGTCAGGGTCCCAGCAGCGCTTGAGACCATATTCAGATACACGTCAGTGTTCACGGAGGGGGTTGCCTCGTAGACGACCGCGCTGGAGTTCCTCCGAACGACCTCCCACGTTGTGACGGGCTGGCCTAGACCGTGATTCAGCTGGAAATTGCCTGCGCCCGCTACTGTGACTGTGATGAGAGTGTCGTTGTTGACGACGTTGCCAAGCGACTTGACCCCCTTCACAATCGCAGCGAACACACGGTCCATCGTCGTAGAGCCGCCCGGGAGCTTGGAGGTGGAGAACTGTTCGATCTGGGCCTTCATTTAGTAGTCCCACCAAGGCCGGTTGTCATCCTGGTCTACGTCTGCGATCTGGTTGGGCTCGCCCGAGTCGGTCTCAGAGGCGTACGTCTCGATCTCCGCGGACAGGTCAAGCAGCTGCTGCTTCAGATCTGCAACGTTGGTGTCTTCTTTCGCGACCGCGGCCTTGATGCCCGCGTACAGCTCCAGGAACTCACGATACGGCTCCAGCCTTGGGTCAAGAGACGCAAGGTCGTAGACCATAGGCGAGACGTCGAGGTTGATCGTCGACGACAAGAGCTGGAAGATTTTGCCAGTGTTGACCGTGCCTTCGGTCACTGCGATTTGTTCGCGATACAGATTCGTCGCGTTCGTGTCGGAGCCAACCAGGCGGGTGAGCTTGAAGTTGGTGGAGACATCACCGACCGTCGTGACGGTGTACAAGCCGTCATGCTCTGGCGCGTGGACACCCGCGATCGTGGCGTTCATGACGAGGATGGTGTCTCCGACAGAGGGGGTCACTCCGTCGACGACGATCGCCCCGTGTCCGGTCGCTCCGAGGAAAGCGGCGGGGCCCGTGCCCGTGTTAGTACACGCAAGAGTGCCGGCGGTAGCAAGACGGGCAGTCTTGGTGCCCTTGAAGGGGACCGCCTTGGGGATGTACCAGAGTCGGAAGGTTCCTGACTGCGGCGGCTCCAGCATGATCTGGTTACCGACGACGCGATAGAAGACGTCCCGGCTCTGGGGGTTGCGGTTGCGGTTCTGGAAGTTGAACCGGCGGACCTCTCGCCATCTCTCCCCGAACTGTTGATCCAACCCCTTGAACTGGCCGAAGTCGGTCGGGTTAGGAAGGAGACCGGTCGATGGGAAAGCAATCGTAGTCGACGTAATCCACAGGTCACCGAAAGCCATCACTAGCTTTCGGTCGAGAGCCTGCATGCCCCGGTTGATCCAGGACTGCCACGTGGGGTCCTGGATCGAGTTGTCGAAGAGTTTGTCCGATACCTCTTTCGACCCGTAGATCAGATCGGTGTAGTAGACGGCCAAGGGGTGTTAGCCCTCTTCGTCGTGGTCGCTGTACTCGTCTTCGCCTGCAGGCTTGCAGTATCCGACCGCCTGCTTGAGAGCCTTGAACGCCTTGGCGTACTTGCCGGCTCTGCCGAACTCGAAGAAGTCTTCAACGGCAGACTCACCCGCCGCGTCATCTCCCTCGTCCTCGGGTGCGTCGAGCTCAATTTCGACGTCGGGCTCTTCTCCGCCCTTCATCTCGTCGGGCGGAGGCAGATCCTTCATGATGTCGCGGACTGCCTTAGATGCCATGGGTTAGGCCGCGTCCGAAACGAAGAAGGTCAGCTCCAGGATAGTGCCGCTGGCAGCATCGGCATCGGCACGGGTATCCGAGCGGGTGAACTGGACAACGGCGCCCGACAGAGGGTCTGTCACCAGACGGAACTGCGGGTTCGTGCCAGTGGTGGTCGGGAACGGAGTGCCAGCAGCGGGGCCGACCATATTGCAGTGCTTGCTGAGATACTTGCGGTACTTGCGTCCGAAAGTGACCACGTACTGGCCAGCGGTATTCAGGGCAACCGTGAAGCCGGCTGCAGCAACGCCACTCTGCGAGGTAATGGCCCCGGCGGCACCAATGGCCACGTGACCGGCAAGAACCGCGGTCAAGGGCTGAGGGCAGCCTTCGAGAGGGAGCATCTGATTGTTTGTGTTCGACATGTTGTTTATTCCGATTCGGAAAGACGGAAGCCAGGAAGGGTCAGAGCCGAAAGGTTAAAACCCTGACCCCTCCTGGCCCCCTAAGGGGTTAGGCGATCGAAACGAAGTTGATGACCGCGCAAGCAGCCGGGTTCTCGATCGTGAAGTGGAAGTCCTGGACCAACCGGAGTTCCACCGCGCGCGAGCCAGCAACACGGAGCATCGAGTTGCCGTCATCGTTGTCGACATGCGGAACCGGGCCGATCGACCGGATAAAGCACGTCTTCAGATCGAGGCAGTACGCCGTGGTGTCATCGAAGAAACGATCCGAGGCGACACCCATCTCAAGGCCGTCGACGAAGATCTTGAGCAGCTTGAAGCCCACGCCACCGCGACCGGCGACGGTGATCGTCTGGTCGTAGCGACCCGAGCCCTGGAGCGACTCCGACAGCTCGGTATATTTGTTCGGCGACACGAACGCTGCAAGCGACGTCGCATTGCCGAAGCTGCGTCCAGCCTGAGCGGCCTTGATCAGTGCGCTAGACACCAGACCGACCGAACCGTCGATCAGGTTTCCGAAGTCACGACCGTGGCGGGTCACGCCATAGATCGTCGCGATGGTAGCGTCAGCACGCTTGGTCTGCGAGTTGGGCAGCAAAGCCGCCAAACCAGCCGGACGAAGACGAACGATGCCGGAGGCGAGGGTTGCACGGTCGCCCGCGTAGAACGGGATATCGTTGGCCTGAGCACCCGGAGTGGACAGGTTGGTGTCACAGGTGACGAGGCCACTCTCATAGTTGACGTCGAGGATCTTGATCGGAGTCGCCGAACGGAGATCGTCCGCATGCAGCGACGCCGCAAAGACCAGCTTCATGCCGATGGCGAACCGGCGGATCTGGCTCGCCACGTTCAGCTTGAACGTCGCGCCCGAGATCGAGGTGATGCCGCCCGGAGCGACCTCGCCCCAGCCCTCCGACACCCACGCAAGCGAGGTGCGGAAGCTCGACATGTTGATACAAGACTTCATCGCCTTGTCCAACGCCTTGGTCCACTTGACCGGCTGATTCTTGGTCTGCGCGATCAGCTTGCCGCTGACGCTCTGAACGAAGAGATCGGTGAAGTACGGAACCTCGTACTGCTGGCCAACGCTCGTCGGAGCGTCAGTCGAGTAACCGAAGGCCGTTGCTTCGTCAGCCGAACCGGCAGGCAGGTCGGTCGAGTCGGCGAGGTAGTTGTAGCTCGCGCCTCCACCGGTCGTGTCCTCAGAAATCAGCTTGAGCGACTCGGAGCCTGCCATGGTGGCAGTGTTCGTGATGACCCGCGGCGAATACTTCTTCTGGAGGTATGCCGTGCCGTTGGTCGTGTTAAATGCGGGTGTACTCATTGGTCGTTATCCTTAATTACTGAAGTCCCAGCCGAGTTCTTCGAATACGGCTCGGCGGTGTGCGCGTTCATCCCCTGCAAGCTCGTCGAGTGACGTCTTTTTAGGTGCGGGGCTGTGCACATCTTTGTTTGTGATCTGTTTGTTCGCGGTTTTGGCCTTGGGTGCGGTGCTGGTGGCCGTTTCGGTGCGGGGGCTCTCACTGGAGCCCAAAAGCTTTTTGGCAAGTTGCGCGTACTTCGCCTCGACTAGCGCGGCGGCCTTCTGGTAACCGCCGGGGAGGGGTGCTTTGTGCTCCTTGTGGTAGTCGATCAGAAGTTCAGTGACGTCGTTCTGAGCTTCCGCACGATTCGTGTGCGGGAACTTGTCTTTGTTGGTCGTGACGTAATTGACGATGTTCTGGCGAGCCTCGGATGCCTGACGAGCTAGATCGGCGGTCTCACGGGCCACGCGCTCGCTTTCGAGGCGGGCTTCCATGGCCTTGACCGTGTCTTCGAGAGTCGGGGCGGCCTTGGGAGAGTCGGGATCGGATCGCTCGATGGTTTCGAGGACTTCGACCAGGCTCGAGCCCAGCTCACGAAAAAGGCCGGCGGGATCGGACTTCAGCTTTGCGACGATGTCGGCGCGCACCTTGGCGGGTGCCTGCAGGGCCTTTTCCAGGCGGTGGTTGGTCTTGTCGAGAGTGGATCGAAGCCGCGCCTCACGGTCACGAGTCGTCTCGGTCTTGGGCTCTTCGGCGGGCTTCTCTTCAGCCTTCGCCTCGACGTCAGTCTCAGGCTTCTCTTCGGCGGGCTCTTCGGTCGCGGTGTCAGCTTCGTCAGCCTTCGCTTCCAGCTCCTTGCCACTCAGCTCGGCGAGAAACCCTTGGAGGTCGAACCCATCGGCGTCTTTGCCACCTTCGGGAATCGCATCATCGGGACCGGCGTCGGCTGTGACTGTGTCCGAGACATCTGCGCCGATCTCTTCCCCTGTTACATTCTCGATCTCTTCAGCCATTGCTTCCTTTCACAGACGCGCGATTAAGCGGCGGCTTGTGCTGGCTGAGCGGGTGTTGCAGGTGCGGGCGGAGCTGCTTGGGCCTTGGCCTGAGCATCGAGCCGCTTGCACTCCTTGAGGTAGCGCGCTGCCATGTCGATATTCTTCGGATTCGACTTATTGAGCCGTGCTTCTGCGAGATACAGCGTCCCGATATCGATCGCCTGGTCGAAGGGCGTCCAGAAGTCGGGATAGCGGGGCTCCCCGTCCTCGATCATCTTTTCGAAGTCGTCTTCGATCAGGCGTTGGACGGCCAGCGTCTTGGAGGCTGAATCGATGTCGAGATCCTCCATGACCTCTGCAACACGGGCAGCGTTCCAGAGACCGGCCGACAACATGTCGAGCGCGTAGTCGAGTCGACCTTGGGCAGTGAGGGGCAGAGACGAAACAGGCTGGATGGACAGATCCAGCTCGTCGGCGTCGTACTTGACCGATCGCCAATCGATGAGGGCAATTTTCTTTCGGCCCGGAGCTTTGACCCGGTAGGAAAACGCTTTCTTTCTCTCTACGGCCTTCTTCCTCTTGTTCCCCTTCGTACCGTCTTCCTTGGCTGCAGCTGCCTCGTCGTTGGCTCTCTTCTCCATCGTCGCCAGCAGCTCGATCAGCTTCTTGAAGATCCGGAGGTGGTAGTTTTCCCAAAGCTTCGCCTTCGGCTGCATGCGGACAGCCTGGACGTCGATGCTCTCGCGAATCGCCGCGCCGCTCTTTACGCCAGCGTCTTTCTGGCCAGCCGCTGCCTGGCGAGAGATCCCGGGGATGTCGTACATTTTCTGTACGATGTTCTCGATGAATTGATACGCGTCGGCGGTAGCTGCAGCCCACTGAAGGATCGACGGCGGGATCTGGCCCGAATACTCGATCTGACTGCCGGGTAGGTTGGTCAGCTGCGATTGCAGGATTTTCGAACCGCGGGGCAGTGCAAGGCGCGGGACACCTACGAGCCGATCCGAAGTGTCGAGCCGTCGTAGACGCCGATTCAGGTTCTCTTGCAGCGGGCGGAGGTCAGCGCAAAGTGAAACGCCGTACCAGCCACCAAGGGAGGAATCCCAGCGAATGAAGACCGCGGGGAACGTAGGAGAGTCGTATTGTTCGTCGACGAGAGTGCCGTCAACACCCTCGACAGCGAGGACGTATCGGCCGTCAGTCTCATTCGCTCCTGACTTGAGGTGCCAGGCGGAATGAACAAGTGCCATACCCGAGCCCATCCCCAGCTCTGGGGCTTGCTCGATGGCCTGTCGTTTCTTGAGATCGACTTTGCCGTCTTTGTCTTTGGCAAACTTGCTGATCAGTCGGTCTTTGGGGACCGGGACCGTTCGATAGAGAGTATTCGGAGTACCGCGGGCAGCTTCGAATGGGTCAACGCTGAACTCGGACCCGAAGGCCCTCTCGACGCAGATTCGTCCGTCTTCCTCGTAGAGCATCACTCCAGCGAGGTCGAAGACGAGGCAGTCGATCAGCGTGCGGAACGTGAGGGCGTAGAGGTCGACTTCTTCAGCCCAGCCGTTACAGAAGTTCTCCGCGGCTTTCGCCCGACGCTTCTGGGGGATCGTGCCGTCGATCGTGATGAACTTCGGGTGGGGGTTGGACCGTCCAATCTGACTGGCTGCGGTCTGAGCCACCGACCTCATGACGTTCCAGGTGGCAGGGTCATCGAGGACGAATGCCAGATCGCTTGCCTGGACGTTGCCGTAGTATTTCCCTGCGAACTGGTAGAGGGCGACCAACGGCGCTTGCTCGTACATGCGAGCAAGCCTCAGATTCGAATCCCGGCGGTACGACTCCTCAGGCTTGGAGTCGATCTCCAGGAGCGCCTTGACCATCGCCTGGCCGCGGTCGTTCTGTCTGTCCTCACCTTCGTCGAACTCGGGTGAGTACCAAGGGGCTGCGTAGGGGAGCATTAGTTGCCCGTCCCCTTGGCTGCCTTGGCGAACTTCTCAAGGAAGAAAGCCGGGTCTTCCTCATCGGGATCGGCTTCGTCCGCGGGCGGCTCTTCGTCGTCGGTCTCCTGGTCCATGTACTCGGGCAGCGGCGCAGTGACGAGCTGGGCCGGGACTTCTTTGGGGGTCAGCTTGAGGCGCAGATCGGGTGCCTCGAATTCAACGATTCCGTAGATCTGGCAGAGTCGGGCGATAGTCTCGATTTCGTGGGCGGCCTTCACACAGACGCGCCACCAAGCGATTACTCAAAAAGCCATTCATCCTCAGGGTCGGTCTCACCCCACGGCTCGTCTTCATCCTTGGGCCCCTGGCGGTACTTCTTGGCTGCCCTCTCCTGGCGTGCGCGGTTGGCCTCTTGGCGGGCTTTCGCCTCAGCCTTCTCCTTCTGTTCCTTGGTCTTCGGAATGTCGGGTATCACCTCGGGGAGCCGAGGGAGAGCGCACTGGTACATATAGGTCGCCGATGCGATCGCGTCGGAGTGAAGACCGGCGAGATCCGAACCGACGACACCGTCTTTCCATACGACCAACTGGGCATCCTGATAGAAGCGGCTAGATCTTTTGACTTTGAGTTTTCCTTGGGCTAGGGCCGCGTTGACGATCCCGATCTGAGCCTTGATCGGAATCGTCTTCCTCGGCTCCATGGGCATGTAGACGCCTTGTCGATACAGGTCAGCTTGAAGGGTCTCAAACGAAAGACGGTTGCCGGCGGTGTCGACCGCGGTCATTTCGGGGTTGTAGAGTTCGTCCAGATTCCTGAGCTTGATCGCCAGCTCGTGCCCCTCTTGGTGGGTCGCGATATCCTCATCACCGAGATAGACCACGCCGGTAGCCGGCCAGAATCCCGGTGAAATGCTCGTGGCGTCACTCCAGCCCAGATCCAGACCCAGCACGCAATTGGTGGAGTCCGCAGGTAGCTCCTCATACAAGGCGTAGTCCGGGATCTTGACGGCAAGGGCGTTGGTATCTGTTACTAGCTCGCCTTCGTACTCCCGGAGAACAGTCGGATGCTTTTCGTCAAAGCCGTTCTCCGCCATAAAGGCGGCTTTCGCTTCTTCGAACGTGCAACCTGCTTGGGCGGCAAAGAAGGGGTTTTCCCGTGCGGTGCCGTGGAAGCTTTTCCACGAGGGATTATTGAGTAGCTCGACGAAGGGGCCGATGATGCTCGGCGGGGGTGTGCCGAGGACCATGATCGTCCCCTGGACGTTGCGGACGGCGACGTCGAGAGACTCTTGGAGCAGCTTCCGGAGGTAGCCCGGAAACATCTGGGCTTCGTCCACCACAACCATGGCGTACTGGCCGCCCTTGATCTTGAGGGTCTCAGCCTCGGTGTTCGTACCCGCAAGGCGAATCAGAGAGCCGTTGCGGAAGCGGATAGTCAGCTCCGCTTCGTTGATCAGGTTGGGATCGGTGAGGTCCCAGTCATGGACAAACGCCTTGAGCAAGTCCCACGCCAATTGCTTGGCGTAAACGCGGGTAAGGG